GGGAATGCGAACTTGGTCGTATCTGTATTGACTTTGAGTTCCTGCTCCTTCGGCGGTATTTCTTAGTCTAACAATAGCCTCCTGAAAACGTTGTTCAAAAGTAGCCATTTCATTTGGGTCTAATTTTAAGAATGTCGCTGCTTCTACCAGGGAACCGTAAAGTAAAGAATTGGTTGCATTGTCGGAAAGCCATGTGGTTCCGCTATCCCCAGCAGCCGTTAATGATGCGGGTCTATAAAAATAGTGTAATTCAAAAGTATAAGTAGCATCGGGCGTTGGTGCCAAAATAAAACTGTCACTATCAAATTCGGCATAATATTTTGGACGTCCCGTGACCGATCCGGATGTTGTTGGTTTATAGGAACGCATGAAACTAACTTGTTTTAATAACAAAAAATAGTAAACATCACTGGATATAACGGCCAAACTAAAAGGCGCCAAAAAATCCGTTGGCATTCCTAAATAAGGAGTATCGGCTGATGCGGTTCCTGTTACATTTTTTCTAAAATTATCCAGCCAAACATTTTTGAGAATCCGTTCTTCTGCCTGCTTAATTATGACATCAAGATTATTAACAAAAGTAGTCTCAGAACTATCTACATAATCCTGTATTGCTGTTTTTAATCCACTGTAAGTAAAACTCATTACACGGGTCCTGCTGTTGCTGTACTACCCCCACCGGTTTCATCTCCTGTGGTTGCAGTACCGGTTGAAGTAAAGCTATATTCATTTGTGTCCACAACCGTTATTGTATACCCACTTGCACTTTCAAGCACGGCTGTTGTAACTCCATCAAAAGTCTTAGTTGATCTAAAACGCACGGTATCTCCTGTGGTCCTATTGTGTTTAAATTCAGTAACAGAGACTACTGTATTAGCACCGGCAGCTCCACTTCTAAATGGATTCAAAGGCAATAAGGCCTGTGCAGGACCGACGGCGACAAAAGGACCACCTCCTCTGGCTCCAACTGTTCCTGTGCCTGCAACAGCAATAAATGTGTAAGTATCATCATCTACTTTAGTTATGGAATAACCATCAGGATCCTGTAGCGTTCCTGTGGTAAACCCGTCAAAAGCTTCTGTGTTTCTAAAACGTACTTCATTTCCTGTCGATTTACCATGGTCGTCTTGAAACACTTTAATAACTGCACTGCCCTGAGTAGACAAAAGAGGGTTGCTGGTCAGCATAGATACTGCTGCCGGTTCCGTGCGATCGGGTCTTGGATCCCTAACAGCTTGAGGATCAGCCCCAATTGGAGGAGGATCTAATTGAGGCTGTTTAATATCAAAACATTCCGGACAGGTCATAAAACCGTCCCACTGTTTTTTTAATTGCTTTAAGCGGTAGCGTTGTCCACACGTATCACAAATTGCCCACGTAAGCTTGCCTGCGGCAAAGGCCATTTATCCTCCCCAAGGCGGTATTGGTCTAGGTGGCATCGTTGGAGGGCCAACCGGAATAGTTGGAGCCGGCATCGATGGAGGCGGAGTTCCAGGGCCTGGCATCGTTGGAGGGCCAATCGGCTGTGGACCCCAAGGAATAGTAGGCATTGGAGGTTCTGGACCGAAGTCCCAAGGATCTCTAATGGGTCGGTCTCTTCCTAAACTTCGTATTTGAGCCTCAATTTGTCTTAATTGTTCCCTTAACTGTTGTCTTTTTCTTTTCAAAGCACGGAGACTTACTCCCGGTGGTCTTGGGGGCCTTGGTCCTATTGGTTCCACTGGTTCCGGGTAAAGTCCTATTGGTGGCATTACTGGTTCTCTTGGTGGTCGTAGTGGAGTTTTATTGTGTGACAACACCGCAACCGGTTTGTCTTCACTACCGGCTTTCAACATATAAGTTTCAGCTTCATCTACGGATAAACTTACTACAGGTCCCCAATCCAAAGGTTTGGTAGCAGTTACAATTAAGTCCCCTACTGTGTCTCCCACTTTTATATCTTGAGCTTCAACAAAGCCTTTGTCCTCTACCGCGTAAGGGTGGCTGTAGGAACTAATAATGCTTTTGCTGTCCTTGAAAAATATTTCACAACGCGGTTGATTGTCTATAATCTCAGCACGGGTTATTTCGTATTCGCCTTCTTTAAAATCTTTCGCCGTTAGCGTTTTAACTTTGTCACCGGTCTTTATATCTTTGGCTTTTATCCATGAATCGTCTGCTAATAGAATTTCCTCTTCAGGGTGAGGGCAACCGCCCGGTCCCCACCGATCAAATGGAGGAAGGGGCATAACAGGTGCCTGAACACGTCTACCTCCTTGAGGGGGGAATAAACTTGCTAAACCTTTTTTTCTTTGTAATTCTTCTAATAGAGCCATTTTTTATCTCCTTAAATAACTAATCTCGGCGGTATAAACTTAGAGCTTACAGAATCAATATCTTCAAAGGCCGCTCTATCAAATTCTTCGTCGTATATCTGTTTTAATAACTGTACCCTATCTGGCGCTCTTTTCATAGCCAAATAATAAGCCAATCCTGCTGTCATACACGGGAGAAACCTGAATACGGTTTCCATGTTATTGGTGTAATCTCCAGCGTCTTGCATTCTGGTCAAGGCATAATAATAAATTATATCCGTTGAATTTTCCGGAGTAGGATATAAATACAATCTCGGTGTTATATGCCGTTCTAAAAAGAACTGACTTGGTTTACTTTCAGTAGATTTATTGGGTGTGTATAAAAAATCAGATCGACTGATTCTTGTTAACTGATAATCAACATTATCACGTTGAATAACCGCAGAAGTTATATCAATAATATCCGTACCTAGATCCTCATAATTAGTCCCTTCGGTAACGGTAAAATTACTTTTGGTAATAAGCCATTGATTTAAACCCCGATTGCCCCATTCAGCAACTAAAAGGTTTAAGGAACGACGTGCAGTCTCTAAATCGTACCCGGTACGAAGTTCAAGACCGCAGCGTTCATAAGCTTCTTCTATAAGCTCGTCTATACTAAGATCGAATGAAGTTGTCCCTGATGTAGCCATAATTTAATAACCACCGGGTTTAGACTTCTTCTTGCCTTTTTTTCCGTGAACAATACCACCGTGCATGTATCCGTCTGTGCTTTTGCTCCAGTCTTTACCCTCTTGTATTGCTCTTCTTCTATTAGTTAATCCGGGCATTATTTTCTCCTAAAAATACTTAGTTACTTTTCTACGGCTTTCCATGACCTTTCCACAGCCCACAGCAATTTTAGCTTTCACTGGTTTCTTTGGGGAAACTTTTGCTGTTTTCTTAGTCATTGCTCCTAGTTATGCGGTGCTTCGTAATATTTTAAAAACTCACCCCAAACCGTGTATTCATTACCAGCATCTGCTGTAGAAGGTATAACCAATAGGACATCACCCGTATAACCGGATGCCTCTGTATTTATTAAACCACCTATATCACTGAAATCGAACGCATTGTCATACGATAAAGTTAAAAAAGTAACGTCTGTCGTTGCATCCCAATTTAGGGAAGCCGGTGCATCAGGGGCTCCGCTTACGGTGTACCAAATTTTATTTAGTGCAACGTGCGTGCATGAATTACCGTTTGTAGTTGATTTTTCAAGGGCAGAAACATCAACTAATGTTGTGCTACTACCACTCCCATCCGAATACACAGAGCAATACGTGACCAGTTTCTTATCAAAGTCGTACTGAATAGTTGGTCCTGTGACTGAATCAGCCATGTCTACCTCCTATTAAGCGTCAGCAAATGGTGTTACTAAAGTTCCTGAACCTAATAACTGTCCTGCTACATGATATTTAGCACTTGCCATTGCAGTGAAAACTACAATACTTCCTACTAATCCACCTTTAGTGGTGCCATTTTGAGTAAACGTATCATTAGCTGCGGCAGAAATAAAGCTCTTACCGGCTGCGCTGTCATCAAGACCAGTATACGATCCACCAACAAACTTGTCTGTACCATCAGTTGTAATATCCATATCTGTAGCAGCAGTTACTACTATAAAAGTGAATTGGGCACCTAAGTTAGCTAATTGGTTTGGATCTGTTTTATCTGTAGGTTCTGTAACCAC